CAGTACTATATAAGAAAAGTGATGCAGATTATGAAGGTGTAGTGTCTGTAGAAAACAAGATTAAAGATATTGGATTAGTAGAATCTAGCTTGATTTATTGGGTAACTGGAGCTATAGCTGGATGTGACATAAATAAATCTAATACTAATAAAAAGTATGATGGCGAGTTTGATATTGATGTTAACTATACTCAAATACAACTTGAAGAAGCACTAAAGAGTGGTAAATTTATATTTCATAAAGTTGGTGATGAAGTTCATGTGTTAGAGGACATAAATACTTTTGTATCATTTACAGATGATAAAAATGACGACTTTTCAAGTAATCAAAGTGTTAGAGTATTAGACCAAATTGCTAATGACATAGCGACTTTATTTAATGATAAATATCTTGGTAAAGTGCCAAATGATAAAGCTGGTCGTATTTCATTTTGGAATGATGTTGTTAAGCATCACAAAGAATTAGAAAATATAAGGGCAATAGAAGATTTTAAAACTGATGATGTTAGTGTAGAGCTTGGAAATGATAAGAAAACTGTCATAGTATCTGATGCTGTTAAGGTTATAAATGCTATGAGTAAGCTTTATATGACTGTTTCAGTTAGTTAAGAGAGGAGTGTGATAATATGTTTCAGCAAATAAAAGCAAGAGATACAATAAGTGCATCTAAGGCAGAATGCTATGTTACTATCGAAGGTAAAAGATATAATTTTATGCAAGCTATTAACTTAGAAGCTAAGATGGAAAAAAATAAAAGTGAAGTTCCTATCTTAGGTAGCACTACAAAAGGGAATAAAAGTACTGGAAGCAAATACACAGGAAGTGCAACATTTCACTACAATACTTCTATATTTAGAGAGCTTCTTTATAGGTACAAAGAGACTGGTGAAGATATTTATTTTGATATACAGGTAACAAATGAAGACCCAACGAGTTCAGCTGGACGTCAAACTATAATACTTAAGGATTGCAACATGGACAGTGGAATTATAGTTAAATTTGATGCAGATGGTGAGTATCTTGATGAAGATATGGACTTTACATGCGAGGATTGGGAATTGATTGAAAAGTTCAATATAATAAATGGAATGGAATAAAACGCACATTTATAAATTATAGATGTGCTTTTTTATATAAAAAATTAAAATAAAAGGAGATTAGGATAATATGAGTAATTTAAGTGCTTTTTTAAGTCAAAATGCAATAAAGGTTGATAATGTAAAATATATAGCAAGTGATAGATTCGTAGATGAGAATGGAAAACCAGTAGAATGGGAACTTAAAGTTTTATCATCTGAAGAAGATGAATCATTAAGAAGAAAATGCACTAAAAGAGTGAAAGTTATAGGCAACAATGGTAAACATACAGGTCAATATACAAGTGAAATTGATTATAACAGTTATGTAGCTGAATTATGTGTAGCATCTACAGTATTTCCAGATTTAAAGGATGCCGAACTCCAAAATAGTTATGGAGTGATGGGAGAAGCTCAGTTATTAAAAACAATGCTTACAGCAGGTGAGTATGTAAATTATACAGTAAAAGTTAACGAAGTTAATGGATTTGATACAACATTTGAAGATAAAGTAGAAGAAGCAAAAAACTAATTAGGGGCGGCGATTTTGATGCTAGTATCACGCATTATTGTATCCAAAAATTAAAGTGGAAACCAGGTGATTATATGGGATTAGAGATTAATGAGAGAGCATTAGCAGCCGCCTCAATACTTATTAAGATAGAGGATGAAGAGGAAGCAATGAAAGAAGCTGAAAGAGAGAGAAAGAGGGGACGAAGAAGATAGCAAAATAAAAAAATAAATATAGAATAGGTAAAATATGTAATAATTATATGTTATAATATTTTTAGCAAGAAGATGTAATCTACAATTTATAGAGTGGAGTTCATACAAAAGATTATCCTCCCAACGTATAGAAGGGAGGTGAATATGTATGGATAATTTTTTGATTGGTGTATTAGCTAGTTTAACAGCTAGTCTAATCGGTTACATAGTTTGTCTATGTATCAAAAAAGTAAAAAGCCACTCTGTGCAAGAGAGTGACTTAGATGTTGAGCTTAAATTTTCATTTAAGTTCAAAAAAAATAAGCATTAAATTGTTTAGAACTTCACTCTACTTCCAAATAGATTGTAGTTCTTCTTGTTTTTATTATACCACAAATTGGTACAGATATTCAAAAATAATATATTTATGATATAATAAAAATGTAGAGATTTTGCAGTGTTCGATTTTTGTAATGAAATATGGCTTAACAATTGGAATACAAGGCATTGAGGGTATGTGATAAATGTTATCAATTGCACTACTCATGATTCACTGCAAATTTGAGAGAGGTGTGTATGTGTAGATATTGGAAATACTAAGTTTATTTTGGGGTTTTAGATTAACTATATGGAATGTAAATTTTTAACTCCAAGCGTTTTAGATATAAGTATAAGTGCGTTTTAGATTAACTATATGGAATGTAAATATGCCTACGTATTGTTTAAGCGAAAAAAATTATTGTGTTTTATATTAACTAAGTGGTATATAAAAAATTGGAAAAAGAAAAAAATAGATTTATTTGATATTGTTTTATATTAACTATGTGGATTCAAAATTAAAAATAATCAAAAAACACTTGCTTATGGTAGGTGTTTTTTTAATTGAAAGGATGTGATAATAATGTAAAAAATTTACATATATAGTATAATAATCCTATAAATTCATTATAATAAAGGGGGATATTATGGGATTATTTAGTGGAAATGAAAGTTGTTGTATATGTGGAGAAAAAGGTAAACAAAAAATATCTGATGGTGTAATATGTTCTGAATGTTTAAAAAAATATAAAGATACATTTTCTATAGTTGAACCAACAGATGTAATCAAAAAAATATCTTCTGAGGAAATAAAAAAATCAATAAGCTTAACACTCAAAAATAGAAAAAAATTTGAATCTTTTAATGCAAGTAAAAAAGTAGGAATTTATTTATTAGTAGATGAAAATAAAAAACAATTAATTATATCTGATAAAATAAGCAATTTAAATAAGAATAAGAGAGTATATGACTTTAGGGAAATTATTTCATTTGAACTTTTAGAAGATGATGAAACTATAGTTAAAAGTGGATTAGGTGGTGCTATTGGAGGAGGTCTTTTATTTGGCGAAACAGGAGCTATAGCTGGAAGTATATTAGGAAAGAAAAAAATAAAAACTTATGTAAATAGTTTAAAGATAAAAATTACAATTAATAATATAAAGAATTCTACAAAGTATATATATTTAATTAATTCTAAAACTTCTACAAATTCAAGTTTATATAAAGAATCTTATAATTATGCCCAAGAGATTTTATCAACTTTGTCTATAATAACAAGTTCTGAGAGTATAGAAGATAAAAAAGAGTCTATATCTAGTTCTACAGCTGATGAAATATTAAAATATAAGAATTTGTTAGATATGGAAGCTATTACACAAGAAGAATTTGATGCTAAGAAAAAAGAATTGCTAAATTTATAATATATAAGCACTTACTTAAAAATAAGTAAGTGCTTATATTATGTTAAAAAAGAAAGGAGGTTAAAAATGGCAACTATACAAACATCTATCCGAATTTTCGACGGAATGACACCTGCTTTTAGACACATGAATAATGCTATGAATATTGTATTAAGTTCATTCGAGCAATTACAAAGAACATCTAGCAATGCTATAGATGCTAATAGTATTAGAACAGCTAGAGAAGAACTAGCACGTGCAGAAGCTGGCTTTGATAGACTAGAACAACAAATAAGAGAATCAGATAATCAACAGCGAAGGCTTAATGAGGATATAAATAAGGGTGCAAGTTCTACAGATAGATTAGTTGGAAGTGCAAAGAAGCTAGCAGCAACCTACTTAGGTATAAGAACGTTAGGAGGTCTAGGAAATTTAAGCGACCAGATGACAAGTACTAACGCGAGACTTAGTATGATAAATGATGGTCAACTCTCAGATGGAGGATTAAATAAGATGATTTTCCAATCTGCTGAAAGGTCTCGTGCATCTTACTTAGATACTGCAAAAATAGTTTCACGAATAGGCATGAACGCAGGTAAGGCGTTTAGCAGTACAAAAGAAATTGTAGGTTTTGCAGAGCAACTAAATAAAAAGTTCGTAATTGCTGGAGCAAGTACTGAAGAAATGAACTCAGCATTGTTACAACTAACCCAAGGGTTGGGTTCTGGTGTATTAAGAGGTGAGGAACTAAATGCTGTATTTGAGTCAGCACCTAACATCATCCAATCGATTGCAGATTATTTGGACGTAGACATAGGAAAAATAAGAGGAATGGCATCAGAGGGAATGTTAACGGCAGATATTGTAAAAAACTCATTACTTTCAGCAGCAGAGCAGACCAATGCAGAGTTTGAAAAAATGCCTTACACATTTTCTCAAATTTGGACTTCAATTAAAAATAATGCAATCATGATATTTGGTGTTATACAGAAAAAAATAGAACAAGCTATGTCTAGTAGGGGTTTTCGAACCTTTATAGATAATTTTATCAGCGGATTATATGTTTTAGGTAATGTATTTTTTAACATTTTTAATGGAATTATAAGTATATTAGGGAGCCCAGCTTTTCAAAGTTTTTCAAACACAATGATTGTTGGGATAAGTTTAATTTCACAAGCACTAGGCTGGATAATAACACAAGCATTAAACCTTGCTAATATATTTGCACAAAATTGGAGTATAATAGGTCCAATTATAGCAGGGGTTGTAGGGATTTTAGGTACTTATTTGATTGCATTAGGAAGTATATGGCTTTGGGAAACTTTATGCAAAGTATCAAAAAATGCTTTAGCAATTGCTTCTGCGATACATGCTTTAGCAGTACATGCAGAATTAACAGAAACTCAAATGGCTACAATTGCTCAATATGGTCTAAATACTGCTATTTTAGCATGTCCAATTTTTTGGATAATAGCAGGTATTATAGCATTTGTAGTAGTAGTTTTTGTTGCAGTAGCAGCAGTAAATAAATTCGCAGGAACAAGTCTGACTGTACTAGGAGCAATTGTAGGTGCAGTATTTGCAGCAGTAGCAGCAATACAAAATGTTATGATATGGCTACTGAATGGCTGTATAGCTGTAAATGAAGCTATTGCTAATGGTTGGAATCAGTGCGTTTTTTTTATGAAACAAGCTATTGCGAAAGGTGTAATCTTTATAATCGAAAAAATGGCATCATTAAATGACTCTGTAAATAGTGCGGGTAATGCACTTGGGAAAGCTTTCATAGACGGGGTGAACATAGCAATAAGAGGTGTAAACAAATTAATTGACCTAATAAATAAAATACCAGGGATAAATATTGGTAAAGTAGGAGAAGCAACATTTACACCTGTTAAAGCGGATAATAGCACAATTAAAAAACAAATTGCAGACTTAAACAAATGGGTAGGAGATGCACCAGAAAAAATAAAATTGGAAAGGATGCAATATAAAGATATTGGAGCAGCATTTCAAAAGGGAAATGCTTTAGGTGAAAAGTGGCAAAAATCTATAACTGATAAATTTAAAGATACTTTTGATATTAATAAGATGATAGAAGATGCAAAGAAAAAACTTGGACTTGACGATTTGTGGGATAAAAAGTATGGATTAGGAGATGGATTTGGTTCAGCAGGGCTTAATTCTCCACTCAGTGATGCAGCAAAAGGAGCAAAAGACACAGCAGGAAACACAGCAAAAATGGCTAAGACAATGGATAAAAGCCAAGAAGACTTAAAATATCTTAGAGATATAGCAGAGCAAGAGACTATCAATCGATTCACAGGAGTAAACATTAAAATTGATATGAACAATACAAACAACATAAATAGTGAGGCAGATGTCGACGGCATAGTAAATGTCTTAACGGAAAAACTGAATGATGCAATGGTTGTATCAGCTGAGGGAATAGTTTAGAAAGGAGGGATATAAATGGCTTATGATTTTTACCTAGATGGAGTACAATTACCAATTGCACCTGCCAAATTAGAAATAAAAATAACAAATAAAAATAAAACAGTAGACCTAATAAACACTGGAGAAGTAAATATATTAAAAAAAGAAGGGCTATCTGAGATAAGTTTTGAAGCAGAATTTACACATAATAAATTACCTTTTTGTAGAGGTCAATTTAGAGATGTTCAATTCTTTTTAAGTAAGCTAGAATTACTAAAAACTGATTGTAAGCCATTTCAATTTATTGTATCGAGGGAATTAGGTAATAAAGTACTATTTAACACTAATATAA